CATGCATGAGGGGTTCAAAAGAGAAAGTTCTCTTTGAACGTCAAGAACTGGTTTCAAGATCAGACTTCCTCAAGTTATACGGTTACCGCAGCCACATAGTAGCGCAACATGCTTCTCTATACGAGGCCCTTTTGGGCGCTCGGATCGGACACCTGAACCATTTTCCAATGGAGGTAGTTGTAGACGATGAGACAATTATCGTAGACCCCACTTTTGACGTTAACCAATACATCAACGTGTTTCTGCAACCACATCAGCCGATTTGGAGACCTGACGATATCGAATCGTCAGTGTACACTTTCAGATATGACATTAGGCCCATTGGTAGCGTCGAGCGGGATCGTCGCCTCTCGGAAGGCGCGAAGGCAATCGTGAAGCGTCACCGCAACATGATCCTCGACCTCAAGAATTACTGGTTCTTGTGCGTTATTGCCGGAAACCTTCCGAGCGCTTTAGCTAAGGGCGAGAGCGGCGAGGACCAGCCAAACAAGTACAAGGCATTGTTAAACTTGTTGGTTGGAGTGACCTTGTGTTTTGTGAACATAGTTGTCGACATGTGTATGTGGGTTAGCTCCTGCATGAACCTGGAATGGTACCAGAACATGTCGCTCGAAGCGCAAGCGTTCACGGATTTGGTGTTTGTGGTGCTCGTAGTAGTGCTATGCAGAAGGCTGACCGGGCCTGAGAATTATAATCTCGTTGCACCACAAACGAAGAAGAAAGCGAACCGATTCCTAGGACAAGTCCTTGGTGAGAAGGGGATGGTGTATAAAGTCCGCGTCAACGGCAAAGAATACACACTCACCACGGATGATGAAGGAACCGGTTGCCACCAAGATGAGATGGCTATGCCAGGCTCGGAGTATTTTCCTTGCCGATCACAGCCCGTGGGCGCTATTTTAGTGACTACGACCGACACAGACGTTCAGCTGTTTGGCACTTTTTGGCGGATGGATGACTATTTCGTGACTGCGAGACATTGCAGCAACACACTTAATCAGTCGACAGCGCGAGTTTACCTCGCCTCCATCAGACCCACTAAGAAAGGCAACTACGAATTCGATCGAACGAACTTGATTAGAGCTCCTGATGATTTCTTCGCTCCAGAGAATAACGTTATATCATCGTATGATGTTGATGCGTTCGCTCGGGAAGTTGATCAGAAATTATGGTCTCAAATTGGGTTGACCAAAGCGTCCACGAAAGTGCGCTCAGCTT